GCACAATCCGCCTGACATCGTAAAAGACGTTGAGGTAATAAAACCTAAGGAAAGCGAGGAGGACAAAGAGGCCAAGCGCCTTAAGATCCTAGCTGACCTTGAATTGCAGCTCAAAGCCAATGTAGTCGCGTTGCTGGACCGTAGGGATTTGAACAACCCGGACGATATGCAGGCGGTGCGGCGTACTGCTTTCAATAGGGCACGCAACTCAGAGTTGAGTGCCTATGGAAGCTTATTGTACAATAAAGTGTGTGCTATTGTGAATAATGCAGAGTCAATCGTAGTGTCAAACAGACTTAACGATGGAGTACAACGAGTTAGTAATGCTAGAAAGGAGCGAGCAGGTATCTTAATTGGTGATGCGCTGCATTTGAGGGACATTCCCTCAAATGTGGTGGAAACACATGATGACCTAACAGCGGCTGATTATAGTTATATTAGTAAATTGTCTCTCAAAATTAAGGAAGTGTCAAACGATTACATTAATGTCAAAGAAATTTTAGATGTATTCCGCCCGTTTCGTAGGGTAGATGTATCGCCAATGACTGTCGCTAAACAGCTTGAAGGTGTAGAGTATAAGTCGGTCCGCAAACCGCATCCTCACCGACAAGCTATTTATTGGACAACCGTGGCGCTACGGCTATTCGCAGGAGTAGTGGTGGAAGAGTATGTAAAATGTCGATTAGCAGGAGTGTTAGAAACTGCGATGCCTGTGGTCTTGTCTACACGGACTCGAACGCGTTACAGGCTTAGTTCAGATTGGCGGGATGGAGTCGAGGGAGAGTACCTGGAGAATGTTTTGGTCTTCGGGGAAGCACCCACGTATTGTCCCAATTGGTTGCATGACTTGGCGGCTTATGGTGGGTTTGTGTTTCGGACTGATGCAGTCCCTAGACAGCCTATCGTGAACCATTATCCGAGTATTGCTAACTTGCCGTCTCATAACTGGGTCGATTACGTTGTTGAGATGCCGAGTGAAGCTGTTAACCTCAACCCACGATTTAGCGAGTTTGGGGTTATCGGGTTGAACGAGGGCGTCCACGTAAGTAATGTCGTTAGAGAATGTGAGTCACCAGTCGTTGTGGCCATAAAAAGGATAGCGTCGTACGCGCTGGTATGCGCAGCATTCGCAGCTGTTGAAGCTGCGTTCTACGGCTGGAGGCAGTTTGTGCCTCGCCTCCTCGGACACACCTCATGCGGTGTTCCGAGCGCGTGTTCTTTGGCACGCAAGTCGTTCCGACATGGCTTAAAACCCCAAGTTGGAATGTTCGGATGGAGGGGCCTACTATTACACGGAATGTGGAACGTAGGCGCCTTCGCGGTCTGGGGCAAGTCAGGTACCTTGGACCTCGCCGTTGCATTAGGGCGGCGTAAACAAGTTAGTAGATCAGACAGGACTATCGAAAACTTGTGCTTGGGTGAACAGCGCTTTAAGGTTGTTGCGACACAGCCGAATTTTAAAGTGACCAAGCAGGGTGAGAAGACATGCAATGCCGGGTTTGGGGCACGCATGCTTTGGGGCGTTAGCGGCTTTAGGGCTGACGTGTTTAGGAACTGCTGTCATAATGAGGCAGTTTCACTTGATGGCAGAGTCGGTAAGATGTTACCGCAACATATGCCAGGAATGCAAGAAAAAGTGGCCGCTGAGTGGAAACAGCTCATGAAGGTTGCTTATCCTGTTATCACTTCAAACGTGAAGCAAGCGAATGTGAAGATACCATTTTTAGAATGGTCTAGTAGCTTTCCGCCAGCGAAACGTGAGATGTTCAAGGCACTGAAGACCAATGGCTATGAGGCCCCCTTCAAACCCGTCGCTAGCTCTTTTATCAAGCAAGAGCTCGTCTTACGACCAGACGTTGTTGATGCGGTCGTTAAGGACCCCCGTATGATTCAGGGGTGTCCTCCTGAGTTGTCTTTGGAGTGTGGGCCCTATGTTAGGGTTGCTGCCAAACAGCTTAGAAAAGGGATGAAACCTCGCAAGTGGAATCCCGGTGACCTTGATCGAGGCCGCCATTTTGTTTACACCTGTGGAATGACTGCCGAGGGTATGGGATACGCATACGCCGAGGCCATTCGTCTCATTGAGTCGCTGTGTGGCGAGAATGAGAGGGTTGTTGTGTTGGAGGATGATCAGTCGCGTTATGATGAGCACATAACTGAGGCTGCCTTCAATTGTGCGAACCGTTTGCATGGACGGTTGTTGCCTAGGCATGTTGCCCGCTTCCTCAAGAGGTCGAATTCAAAGGGGAGAACCAGCCTAGGTACAAAGTACAGTGTTCCGTACACTATGCAATCCGGGTGGCCTGATACTAGCTACACGGATTCATTGCTCAATATGGCTATGAAGCTGTATATCCACGGACCTGGCAGGAAGTGGATCAGTATCATTTGTGGCGACGATAGTGTCACAATTACCACCAACAAGGAGCTAGCAGCGATTGGAGGTGTTGAGGGAATAACCGCAAAATATGCAATGCTGGGGATGGAAGTTGAAGCCGTTGTGCGTGATACTCCTGACCTAGCTGAGTTTTGCTCCGCCAGGTTCTTTCCTGTGAAGGAGGATTATATCCTCTTTCCAAAGACCGGCAAGTTCTTTGGTAGAATGGGATGGGATATGACCAACCGTACTTCTGAAAATGAGCTTGCATGGGGGCGTGGTGTGTTAAACACACTAATCGAGTTTGGCAAAGTAGACCCTGTGGTTGCTGCGCTAGCTCGGAGCGTGGGGAGACAGTTGGGAAGCGGTCGTGTAATCGAAGATGCTGATAGCGAGTGGAAGCTTCATGTGGTTGGTAATAGGAAGGTGCCTAAGTCGGATGTGTATTACTACTATCTGCTGCACTATAACTATTCTGCACATGATGTTGATTCTCTTATCGGGTACCTCGATAACGACAACTTCAAGCTCTTTGAGCCCAACAGTTCACCGCTCATACAGGGACTGGTTGAGGCTGACTGTTAGTTGGCCAACGCCTGCAGCTTGGGTATTGGAAACCCCGAATTTGTTCTACATGCTAAGTTGTATTTAGTGTGTGGGACAACTAGAGGTTTGGATCCTTGTTGCAAGTTTGTGTATATGTAAATAGTGTAAATAGCGT